AAGAACGGGTGACGAAGCAATAGACCTACTCGCGCGATAATAATGCGATCGAATACTTCGTGACGCATAGCAGTCAGCGCATCTTCAGTAATGTCCGGATTCGGCTGCCATTTTGACTTGCCCATGCTGCTGTCATTCTTGCTCATAATAAACCTCTTTATCTAATTTGTCTATACAGTATAGCACCTGACTGCTACTCTGTCAACGATTAAACCAACCGCAATGCCCTGTATATGCCGGCTTCGGTTGCTCAACGTATTTAACAGTGCTGTTGTTGATGTCAACAGTACAATGGATGTGAGGACTAAAACCATACGCACCCTTGCTGCCACATTCAGTAGTTACAACACCACTTTCGGGCGTGTCGTACAGTTTAGTGTCGGCCGGAAGTTCAAGACTCTTGACGTTCATCTTCGACTTCATAACCTCGATGCTAAGGTCGTTGTCGCGCCATTGAAACCCGTAGTCTTCGCATGAATGATAAACATGCACAGTTTTGTCGGTGTAGTTAACAGCTTGTCCGTTACATCCTTCTGGATCGTAGTTGTCGTCTTGAGTACATTTAAACGCGCCTAGGTATCTGTAGATGCGGTCAAAAGAACCAACGAATGGAACACCGACTTCGATCTGTGTTGACTGCTTGGTCTTGGGCTTTTGTGCTTGATTGAATGCTTTTTCAAATTCAGCAAACGATTTGCCCTCGCGCGGAACAAAGTAGTAGTTCGCTCCTGCAAACCTAAACGCCATAGGTGTTTCGATAACACCGTTAGCAATCTCACCTTCGATTAGGGTTTCGATCAACCCGTCTGTGCGAAAGTCAAACAGTAGGTAACAGTCTCTTTCTGCGTTGTACACAAGCGCCTGCGGAATCTTGGCACTCTGTCCACGACTGTCGACTGAGTTGTGCACCAGGCTGAAGGGGAAATAGTTCTTCATAGTCACTTCGAACCCTACTACTTCTATCACGTCACGCCGGCCTCCTGGCCCTGCTTTGTAAGCAGTTGCCCAACGTCTTGGATTGTCTGCGTCATAGTGAGTAAGTCTAGGCCAGCTTGCATAAACGTTCTTGCCTTTGACTTGATCTGCTTCAGGCTCGCCGCTACAGTAAAAGATGATTTCGTTACAAGATTTAGTCATATTGACCTCTTTCAAAAAAATAGCGCAGTTTTTACGCTGCGCCGGTTACATCATTCGCCGTGTGCAGCTTTGATGTACTTACCGTACTTGTCGTGGAACTCGTCGAAGCACTCAATTTCGTCTGCATCAATTGGCAGATTGTACTGTGTTAGTGCCAACTTGATGCCCATTACTACCAGCTCAGTTTCGAAGTTGTCCATTGAGAATCGCAAGAAGTTGTTGGCCTTGTCGTCGAACTTCTTATCGTTCTTGTCACTGGCTTCTTTTAGCTCGTAACACAATGCAACAGTCAGCGAGTACATTGCGCTGATTTCTTTTGACTCCATATTCTTAACCTTGCCTTCAAGAATGTCAGCAGGGTTAGGCATGCTTGCAGCAACTCGACGGTGTGCCATAAACTTAACAGCCAGGCCTTCGCCGATTGAACCACTAACCAGGTCGGTAGTAGTAGCGTCGTCAATGTCGTCTTCGATCAGTTCTGACACAAACGTCCATGAACGCGGGGTAGCGAAAGAGCGGCTTGAGCTCTTAGGATCGAAGTCGTACAGGTCTTTCTTCGCGAAGGTCAAGTAACCGACAACGTCTTGGTGGATGCTGTTGTCAACAGCCCACTGGAACCAGTCGTCAAAGCTGACCTGCATTTCCAAGTGAACGAAACGGTTTGCCAACGGCGCCGGCATACGATAAGTTACACCCTTGTCGCTTTCGCGGTTACCAGCAGCAACAATCATCACGTTGTCTGGTAGCTTGTACTCGCCTACGCGGCGATTAAGAATAAGCTGATAAGCAGCCGCTTGCACCGCTGGTGCTGCGCTGTTCATCTCATCCAAGAACAGGATGATGTGTTCGTGTTGATCTGCCATTTCTTGGTCCGGCAGTTCGCTCGGCGCGCCCCACACCATCTTGCCCACGGTTGGGTCAAAGTAAGGAATACCTTTGATGTCGGTGGGGTCCCAAAGGCTTAGACGAATGTCAATTACCTTGGCTCGCATTTTGCCAGCAATCTGCTCAACAATTTCACTCTTGCCAATGCCCGGCGGCCCCCATAGGAAGATAGGACGCTGCTTCTTGATAGCATGAGTAATACTGCGTTTTGCACTGTTCGGACTGACTGTACGTGCTTGAGTTTCTGTTGCCACTTTGTGTTACCTCTGTCTTGTTGGAATGCTTGTTAGTTTCGTCTACGTTTTATCTAACGTGTCTATATATAATAGCATCATTACAGATTCTGTCAACACTTTTTTTTAGAAAATTAATCTTTTTGTGTAGGACGTTTCATCGCCTTGATATAACCATACTTGCGAACGTCACCTGAGAACAACGTGAGCTCGATTGCCTTCCGTTCGTTTAGCACAAGGATGGACTTTTTTGTTAGGTAGTAAGGACAGTCTATGAATTTGTCTAGATAAACAATGACTTGTGCGGTAATTGGCATTTCTTCAGGGTATGGAATTTCGTATGTCTTGAGATCCAGTTCTTGGACAACTTCTAGACCGCGGTCAGTAAGCCTCATTCCGCACTTGTCTTTGTTCCGAATGTTCATCCACCACGAGTGCATATACTGTTTAACTGTGCTCGGATCTGTGCTCTTACCGAGTTCGTTTAGGAAAACTCTAGTATAGGTTTCTTTCCAGTTCATTCTTTCGTAACCACTTCGCCGTCCGTGAGCTTGCGCACATCAAATTCAGTCGTGTTGAACATCTGGTTTAGTTTTTTAGCGAGGTTGTGTGCATGGCCTTCATTTGAGAAGCTGGTTTTCTTATACTTAGGGCCGGGAAAGTTAGTAAGTGCGTTAGAGCTTTTTAAATTAAAAGGCTGCCCTTGGTAAAAGACAGCCCATATTGCGTTTGCAGCTAGGACCTGTTCGCTTCTATAAGTCTTTTTGTCTATGTTTTCTAATAATATAGTGGGTGCTGGTCTGCTCATTTGCGTAATCCTTAGTTAACTACGCATATATTTATCTCTTTTGCACCGTTACCAGTTGTTGCCGCCGTCTAATCTTACTTCGATCTGTTCTTCACCTGAACTAGCGTTGTCTGTAATCAGCTTTTCAAGGTCGCCTTCGAGTCTGCTCATTACAATCCCTAGGGTAAATGCCAAGTTCTTGGCCTGTTCTACTGTAAGACGGACTTCGCGTTGCTTGCTAGCATCTGCTGTTTTTACCTGCTGTAGAAACTGCTGAATAGGAATTGTGTTTAGTGGTTCATTTTTCGGCACTTGACAGCTCCTGCCTCATAGTTACCGCATCTTTAAACGGGCCTTTGAAGTTGTAACGTTCGAGTGTGCTTAGCTTTGGACAAAACGATTTAACCCAACCTTTGTCAAATCGGATGATATAGTACCCGGCGCAGTATAGACTACTGCTCTTTACGCTTTTAGTAAACAAAGGTAATCCTTGTTTTACATTAAGCATTGCATTGTAAGGAGTGGTTGACACAGGGTACCCATGCACAATCTTTTCAACTTCGATTCCGGCATCTTCGTTTCTTTCGAATACGGTCTTGCCCAACTTGCGTTCAAGCTGCTTTTTGTTGTCAAAGTACTTTACGCCGTTTTTGTCGCTGAACATAAATCGATCGTCGTCTACTCTTATTGTTCCGATGTTGTTGCCATCACGCTCGACGATCCAAAACTTGTCTTTAATAATTGGTTTTGCTTTTGTTATCATTAATCTACATACTCCTCGTCTTCTTCTTCATCTTCTATATAGAAGATATCACCATGTAGTCCACTGACTATTTGGTTATTCTTGCCTATTACTACGTAGTGTCCGGGCATGTTGTGGATTTCAGATAAGATCGTACAAATCTTGTACTTCTCGCGCCCGTTAAACCCCAACATTGCTAGGTAGTTCTTCTGGTACTGTGCTTCAAAGTCTTCAACGTTGAGGATCACTGACACAGCAATGCCCTTGCTAGCAGCATCGACTAGTTCTTGTTGGGTCTCAAATGCTAGTAGCTTCATTGTGTGTACCTTGCGTTGAGTGGTTCTGCGTACTGCTGTGCCTGATCTGCAATTCTCTGCATATCCCACTTGGCACAGAACTTCATTAGTCGTAGTCCGACCTGACTTACGGTTTTTGTTTCGATGTTATTTACCGTCTCGTCGATAATTGCACGAATGTCTGCAGGCTGTGCACTCAGGTCGCACAATGTGACGTTACGATTGTAGTCGTCTACTACACGATGTTCTTTGCCTTCGTGATCAGTCCAGCGTTGCAGCATCATATTATTCCAGTTGAAGCCTTTGTTGTTCTTATCGTCAAACGCCTCTGCTAGACCAACCTTGTTTTTAGTGCCTTTCTTGCGCACGCCTGGGTATGCAGAGAATACGTTATCGCTTGTGTCACCGCGCATACACTTTTCAAACAGTTGCCATTCAGGATGCGGAGCAGGCTTTGGAGCCTGTGTCTTCTTTTCGATAACTTCCTTGCCTTTGTCGTCAAAGTAGCCGTCGATAGTGATGGTCATATTAGCAACACCGTTGTATTGCTTGACGTTAGGTGCAATAAGCTGAGCAAAATCGCCGTCTGTTGAGATAATAATGTGATTGTCGTCCGGATGATTTTGAATAAAGCCAGCGATCAGGTCGTCGGCCTCTAACTGCGGGTCGCGTAATACGGTACAGTTGGTCTTTTCTTTGATGAAGTTAGTAAATTCTTCGTAGATTTCCCAAAACGCTTGGTCTTCCTCTTGCTCGCGCTCGGTCATTGCCGCTTTTACTTCTTTGCGATTGCGTTTGTAGGGTGCGTAGAAGTCTTTGCGCCAGCTACGGCCTTCTAGGTTGAAGACAACATGGTCTGCATTAAAGTCAGTCCATGCCTTCTTGATAGAGTTAAGGGTGATGTGCAAGGCCATGCCAACTTTTGTGTCAACATCGCCACGGACCACATGTCGTGCGCGGAAAAAAACATTTGCAGTGTCGATTAATAAGTATGTTGCCATTTAATATCTCGTATGTGTATTGTATTGAATATAATATATTATAGCAAGATTTTACAAGTGTGTCAAGCGGAATTGATAAATAAGTGTAGTTCACGATGCGTCAACATCTAACTACTCTATTGTTATTAAGGAACAACAGCATGATTATTTATCTCTACGTCAAGACCCACCAAAAAACTAATCTGAAATATTTAGGAATGACTACAAATTCTGATCCTCACGCCTATTCCGGTAGCGGAGTATATTGGAAAAATCACCTAAACAAACACGGGCTTGACTTCTCTACAGAAATACTAAGAGAGTGTTCTTCTAAAGAAGAAGTTAAAGAATGGGGCATATACTACAGTCGTCTGTGGGACATAGTCGAAAGCAAAGAATGGGCAAATCTCAAGGAAGAACAAGGCGACGGCGGACGACAGAGCAAAACAGTAAGAGAAAAGATAGGCAGAGCAGGAAAGGGTAGAACACCTTGGAACAAAGGAAAGAAAATGTGGAATGCTGAGCAACGTAAAAGTATAGGAGAGCGTAATAGGCAGCGCGGGCCTCAATCTCAAGAAACTATTGCCAAGCGAACAAAGAAAACAACAGGCAAGATCCGAACAGAAGAGCAGAAGCTGCGAAGTAGTGTAGCTCAAAAAGGTAGAAAGTTTACTGAAGAGCACAAAGAAAAGTTGAAGTTAGCAGCGCAAAGTCGAACAACGCCTTCTTGGAACAAGGGACTAACAAGTTCGACTCCGTCTGCTACTGCTAAACAGTACGTTATAACTAATTTAGAAACGCAAATTGCTGTTGAGATTATCAGCTTACGCAAGTGGTGTTTAGAAAACGGGATAAATTACCAAATGTTTCATCGTAATCTAAGACAAGGAAAGTCCTATAAGGGGCACTCTGCGATCGAGTCTAACTACACGCAGCTACCATCATAGTACGGTGTTCCTCGGTTTTAAACCAGATTATTCTTTTGTTGTAACAATCCTCCTCCCATAAGTCTGACTTACAATTATTAAGAAGATACTGGTACCATTCGTCGTACGCACGTTTGCTATAAAATCGCGTGTCTACGCCGAACGGAAATGACAGACTATCTCTACTAATATAATCTAAACCGTGTGTAGCCCTTACGTTAATAAACGTTGTTGTACTAAGCGTTACTTTGGGCATTGTTATTAGTGTCATTTTTGCTCCTGTTAGCAGTGTCGACTAGTATGTAAGTTTTATTCATTGAAAGTCCTATTGATTTGTCAGGTTATACGTAATTATAGCATCTTTTGCTGCAAAGTCAAGAACTTTATACACTACTCCAGCGCATAAGCATTAGAGTGCGGTACTTTTCTTCCTCGAAAACGATATAATCTTCGTCTATACGATATCCTGTATCAAATGTATCTATAAGCCATTTGACGATTTCAATCTGTCGAGCGTGTGTACAATCGTTACAGACAACAAGATACTTAGTGCCTGTAGAAAGCTCAACATCTTCGGCTACAAGTTTATTGTTCAGCAACGGCATCCAGTCATCGTATGATTCTACGGTCCATGTTGCTTTTAGCTTACGGGTTGGGGTGTTAACTGTTGTCTTTTTTATTTTCATTAGTCTTGCATATTGTCAAGTTCATCTTTCTTCATCCACGGAAACGTTTCTGTAAACAACTCCGGGCGCGTTAGTGCGAACCACCACAGTCGAATGTGATTGATTCTATTACTTGAGTCAGCAGGTGCATTTTTTGTCCTCGCAAATTGAACCAAGGTAATTAGGCCAATTGCTGTTGCAAATATTCCTGCTATTACTAGTAATGCAATTAATACCTTTACTAAAAACAAAATTATCGCTGTCATGATACCTCCGAACGGCTGTTGCCCAGTGATTCGACGTTGATATAGCCTGCTGCTCTGCTCTGCGGATCAACACCTTCTTCTGAAAGCATTTGGCTCACAATATCACGGAACCAACGGTCTACTACTTCTTCTTCAGGGTCGGCTTCCTCGCCGTATCCTGCTTGTTTTAATGATACAATAAACTCGTTGTTCCAGTCAAGCTCAAAAAACCCGTTACGGATATTATCTTCGTTAACGTGGGTTTCGATAACATCTACCCAAGGCTCGCCTTTCTTTGTTGCTCGGTCCTTGGGCGACATTTTAGCAAGCTCGCGGTCTTCTTTAACACGGGCTGCTTCTGCTGCTTCTTTAGCTTCTAGCTCGGCAACTTCCTTGCGTTTCTTTGCTGCTGCTTTTTCATACTCTAGGTGTTCTTTTCTAGCTAGCTCAAGACGAGCCTCTTCTTCTGCTCTTGCTCGTTCGATTTTCTCTATGCCTGTGATCTTCTTCCAAATTCCCATAGTTTTCTCCTTTGTGGTTATTTACGTGCCCCATGCATTGCCAAACAAGCTCAAATGAAGCCTCGGCGAGAATCTCCAGCCTTGTTTCATAGCAATCTTAGCAACTCGTTTTTCGTTCATATCGTATTCTTCGTTGCGGCCGCCTAGTGGCATCAAGTACACAGGACATTCTAGTCCAGCAGCCCTATATTCTCCAACTGCTTTCTCGACTTCTTCAACGTCAACTTCGTCTGCTACAACAAATTTGAGATACATATTGCTATCAGGAAGGCTGTGGTTGTAGCTTGCTACTATTTCTGGCTTAATTGCGTTCTTCCAAGACTCGCCGGATACTGTTAATTTAGGTGAACAACTCCAGGTTAGTTTTACTAGAGGCCACTTAGTGAGCACGTCAACAAGCTCTTTAGCTAATTTTTGAGTGCCATTGGTCTCAATAGTCATATTTTTAAGATCCTGCATTCCGGGGTGCTCTAGCAGTTCTGGCCAAAACTTCTGCCATAACATGGGCTCGCCCCCGGTAAGGATCAAGTGAATGTCTTGACCGTTGTCCATTGTCCACTTACCTTCCGGAGTAAGACTTAACAGATGCTCAACAACTTCGTCAACGTCTTTGTCCATCATAAACTTTTTGAATTCAGGATAGATGCTGGCGTATGTGTCGCAACCTGTGTGAATGATAGGCAAGTCTTCAAACTTGTTAATGTCGTTTAGTCTGTCGCTTGCAATCAATTCTGCTACTTCTGGATTGTGCTTTTCTTTAGCTCTACCTCTTTCGAGGCCGAAGTTCTGACAACGGAAATTACAACCGAAGGTACGTAGGAATAC